TGTCAACAGGCTGTCTCAACCAGGGGTACCGTACCTCCCAAATCAAGCTTTCGTGCGAAATAAGGCTCCAAAACCAAGATTCTGCCTTTTTAGGCATTAAAAAGAGGTCGATTTTGGTTAACCACTTCTACCCCTTCATCTCGCTCCCAAATACCATCGGGAACTCGGTCCCGCAGGGGTTTTGACCACCTCCCGGAGTATTTCGCGGCACGGCGTAAAGGGCCTCTAACCCCCGGGCCTACAAATTCGCGGAAAATTGCACGGCAGGAGCCGCCGGTCTCCGTGAAAAAGCCGGTAGAAATGATGATGCGGGCGAGGGCCCCCTACATCACTGACTGGTCGCTACACCCCAACTGGCTCCACAGATCATCTAACTGTTCGTTCCATCTTCCCGGTTCATCCTTCAGCTTTTGAGCCCAGTCAATCCTGAAGTCGTCTGTTGTATCAAGCTTGATGGAGTTGCAAAGTCTATGGGCAAGCTGACAGTTACTCTTCGAGTGCATGCCACCTTGCGACAAAGGTATAATGTGATCAACCGTAGCGGCCCATTGGTTTTCCGATTCTGTTGTCTTGGGAACAGGCAGTCCACAGATAGCGCATACACCACCATAGTTGCGGTAGGTAGTTTTAAGTCCGACCGGCTCTACGAAAGCCTGCTGCATCTGTTCTTTTCGTTTAACCTTCTGCCTTTTCTCGCTTGCTCTCTCTGCGCATCTCTCAGAACAGTATTGCTTTGCCTGTGAACGAAAGGTCGTAGAAAACAGATTGCCACAATGTGGGCACACTGAAAGCACCGGTATAAAACGGGCAACATTGCGCTCATGATGTTCACGAAGCGCAGATTCATACTGGCATTCGGCCGAACAGAACCGATGGTTCTCATGCTTTGCTCGGAAGACTACACCACAATTCGCGCAAGTGCGTGTCATTGATTCTTCCCGTTGTTTACTCCAAGCTTCTTTCCTCGATAACGCTTCCAGATGTTTTGCCTTATTGACGCATTCTCGGGAACAAAACCTGTTTCTATTTGGATGATCTGACCATCTCGGTTTGCCGCAGTATTCGCAATAATACTCACCACGACGCAAATCACCCGCATGCTTGGCAGCACAAGCAGGAGAACAGTACTTTCGATTTTTGTTGATTGTCTGAAAGGGTGTGCCGCAGTAAAGGCATTCCATGTCATATACGGTTCGACCTGTTTTTCTTGCTGTTCGCGAGCATTCGACTGAGCAATACTTCTGGCCTGTATTATTAGTCTGGAATGCTATACCACAGTGTTCACAGGTCTTCGAGTACTTCCCTGGAAGATCTTTAAGCTTGTTCTCCCGCCTCCATTTATCACGGCATCGTGAACAACAAAAACCTGTGTTCTTTCTCCCGCGCCTCTTGGGCTGGAATTCCTTCCCACAGGCACGACAAATCATTGTCTCAACCTTAGGCTCATTGTCGCTGGACATGATCACTTCCCGCACAGCACCACAACGCATGCGATGAGGATGGCCAAGCAGACCGGCAGCCATAGCGGAGCCAGCACCCACATCCAAGGCCAGGTTATAACTCTCATCAGCCGCAGCCCAATGAACAGCAGCGCAAGCCACTCAAAGAAGTTCGGGCTGTTGACCGTGATCTTCTTGTTCTCCATGTTGTCCCTCCGTTTACTCGCCCTCCAAGGCGAGTAAAAATATGGTCGTAGGAATTTTCTTCTTGGAAGAGGAAAATTCAGTATGATAGCCCGCCGCAGGTAGAGGAAGGTGAAAACCTGCGGCGGGCGGGGGTGGTGGTGTTCCTCCACATCCTGTCGTTTGACTTTTCTTCATGGACGAAGAAAAGTCAGTAGGATAGCCCGCTGCGGCAAAAAGGAGAAAAGATCCGCAGCGGGCTATGATGAAAAGTCCCACCGTGGTCCGCATGCACAGGATCTGTGCCTCAGCGTGGTGGGCTCCATCTTTCGGCTATCATGGTTTTACCGGAGTTTATTTCTACAAGGTGCAGCAACCGAAAGCACTCTCTGCCCTTCCGAGTGATCAGCAGTTGTGTGCCTGACCCTCCATATCTGTTGCCCTTGCACTTCTTCAACACAAACAGTCCATCCGTAATATGTTCTGCATACGGTTGAAGCTTTTGCTTCTGATCACGGTATACATACCCCTTATCCAGCAGGAAGCGAATGAAGTCCTTCTGACGCCACTGAAGATCCTTGGCTGTTTCCCTTATACCAGTCAGCGTTTTACGCTCTACCAGTGCATCGAAGTACGCAGCCTTTGGTCTGGCAATCATGAGAGCACTTTCCAGCTTTTCCCGTTTTGCCCGCTCATCCTTCAGCGCGTTCAACAGCCGGATTCCGAATTCCGGATCCGCTATAATGTTCTCAAGCGCATCCTGGGTAGCATTAGCGCTCTTCTTTCGGATAGTTGGAATGACCTCATGCGTGATCCAACGCTTAAATGCCCTCGCCTCCGGCTTGTGCGAACCGAGGACTATAGCGTATAAGCCAGGCACGCTGATGATGTTTGTCATCTGCTCTCTTCCATGGGGGTCGGTTAAAGCCACCTCCGATTTTTCATCATCATCCAGACGTGTCAGCGCATCCTTGTGATTTACAATCTCCAACGCCCTGCACACATCGGCTGCGACGAACCACGGTTCCCCGTCGCGGGTGATAGTTCGCACGGAACCAAACTGGTCATTCTCAAAAACTGTTAGATCGTTCATCCTCCACCCCTATCGTTGATAATGGTACGTCGGTCGGCTGTCTTCCAGGCCGGTCTTCTTGTCGTGGTGGGCTTTGCACAGCGGTTGCCAGTTGCTTCTATCCCAGAACAGATTTCTGTCTCCACGGTGCGGCACGATGTGGTCAACCACCGTCGCTTTCACATACCGTCCCTCCGACAAGCACTGAACACACAGCGGATGGGCGGTGAGGAATTGCTTACTGACTCGTTGCCATGCACGTCCATAGCCTCGACTGGATGCGCTTCTCGTTTCCTCCGGATGGAGCGCGTGGTGCTTTTCGCAGTACTTCCCGCTGGCTACCAGCTCCGGGCAACCGGGATGCGCACAGGGACGCTTTGGTCTAATCGGCATCGTTGTCACCTCGTTGCGGTAGTCCGGCTTCAAACTCCCGCAGGCATTCTTCACCACAAAACGCTGCTTCGTAGTCCAGGTCAATGAAGGCTGTGGGCTTGTGACATACACAACAGGGAACAGGAAAGGGAGCGCGGAAAACGCTCCCATCTTGCTCCCATACTTTGAGGCTACCGAATCTGTACGACCAGGAATTGCGCGGGGCGTTGCCCTCATGCATCTTCGCTGCCACTGCTGCTGTGATCGCTATCGCTGCTGTGCTCGCCAGCACCGTTGCAACTACCGCTGTTGCAAGGGCTACAGACGACGTTGGGTCCAAATATGCCGCCGTGGCTGCTATCGCCATCGCATGCATCCATGTACTCAGCTCCATCATCCTCAACCGGCGCGGTGCAGAAATGGACGCCGCGCATTTCACCGCCGAAAATCTCGCGGGCAATGTCCTGGGCAAGGCCGGACCAGTTGCCGTTGTAGTCGGAGATATCATCGTCGAAGAACTGCACAATCTGGGGTTTAAAGGCAACGAACCCATGGTGCGTACCGGTGAAATCCTCAGCATCTACGATCTCCTCCACGAGAGGATTGTCCTTGAAGATGGTTGCGAAGATCTCAATCCCGGAATCTACAACATTGCTGTTCTCCTCGTCGTACAGGGTGATGCCCAGGGTAATGTTGCCGAACTCCACAACCTCAGGCATGACGCGATCCAGCGCCACGAACTTCTCGTGATCACGAATCTCGATGTCAAAGGCGTAGTCGGTCTTGCCTTCACTCAGCTCGCGGATTTCCCCAACAATGATGTCGGGATCCGGCTCGAACAGGGCCTTGACCTTCTTCTGGTAGGTATACCAGGGAGCCTCTAATTTGAAATTGACCATAGTGATTGTCCTCCTCATAATAATAGATTCTCTTTGTGTTGTTGCTGGCCTTTCACCTCCACGCAGTATTCCCATTCCTGGGATCCTTCGCGTTGAGCCGCTTCTGGGCAGCTTCGAGCTTTCCATACACAGCCCCCATGCTGGTCAGGTAACGAACGTTGTCGATGGTGTCGTCCTTCCGGACCATGGGAAGGAATTCCAGCTCGAAAAACTCAACCAGATTATCCACCTCGTCCTTGGAAAGCGTCAGCGTGGTGCGGAGCATTGCACTTCTCCCTCTCTCGGTACTTATACACGAAATAGTCTGTCACAAGCTGTTTCAGCCATGGCACTGGCAGATCTTCAAAGACTTCGTTCCGTATTTCCAGCGCCTTATACAGCGCCAGTTCCGGAATCTTTTGAGCGTCGAATGCCAGGATGGCATCATGGATTTTGCTGTCCATGATTTCAACTGCCTCACACACAACGTTCGGATCTAAACGCTCATCGATAGCAGCTAACATCGCTCACACCTCCCACGACAGACCGCTGTTGCCGAAATGGCCGTAGGCGGATACTTGGTTGTAGTCAACACTGCTCAACCCAAGCTCCTCAATGATCCCGCGAGGGGTCAAATCATAGTTGTCCCGGATATAGCTCTCCAGGAATTCCTGACTCTGCTTTTCCGTGCCGAAGCAGTCCACGTAGATGCTCACAGGATCAGCCACACCGATGGCATACGCGATCTGAACCTCGCACTTGTCAGCGTACCCGGCTCTCACGATGTCCACCGCTATCCTTCGAGCCATGTAAGCGCCGCTGCGATCCACCTTCGTCGGATCCTTGCCGCTCATTGCACCGCCACCGATGCGCCCCACACCACCGTAGGTGTCACATGCCAGCTTTCGACCTGTGACACCGCAGTCGGCAAATGGGCCGCCGATGACGAAGCGACCAGTCGGGTTGACCAACTTTTCAAAGTCGGTGTTCAACCCAAGCCGTGCTGCCGCCAGCACCATCATGGCCTCGATCACATGGCGGAAGTCGCCGGGCTCCACATCCGGGCTGTGCTGAACGGAGCAGAGGAAGGTTGTAATCCTCCCGCTGTCGTAGTCAAAGCTGACCTGGGCCTTCGCGTCCGCGCGGAACATGTGACTCGGGTGATGCTGGAGCATCCTCAGAAAATCCGTCGCCAGCACAAATGGGATCGGCAGCAGCTCCGGTGTCTCATTGGTCGCGTATCCGTACATCATGCCCTGGTCGCCGGCACCACCCTTATCTACACCAAGCGCTATGTCCGGTGACTGACGATCAATGAGCACATGGATGTCAAAGACGTCTTCTTCGTAGCCGAGCCGATCCAGGCCGATCCGTTCAAACACAGTCCTCACCAGCTCCCGGTAGTCTGGTGCGTAGGAAGAAGATATCTCCCCCGCGATGATGATCTGGTTGCCCTTGATCAGAACCTCGGCTGCAACACGGGCGCTGTGGTCATGGCTCAGCACATCCGTGACGATGGCATCTGCGATCTGATCGCAGATTTTGTCCGGATGGCCGTTTGATACTTGTTCACAGGTAATTACGTGCATTCTGTACCTCCTCATAGAATCCTTTACTTCCTTATTCTGGCTAGTTTTTTTTCGGGTTGCGCTTCTGCTATAGCCATCACTTTTCCTCTGTCTAATACCGCGCCGCAAGTGCATTCATACCGATGGTTGCTCCTGTCGTCGTAATAGGTCGCATGTGGTATCATTCGTTGTCCACAGTGCGGACAGTAGACTGTTGGCACAAAGAGGATATCCTCGCCACTGTCGATCGACCAATCCCCCATAGGATCAATGTAGCAAATGTTGATATCTCCCTCGTCATCATCCTCAAGCAGCGCATACATAATTGACCACCCCTCTGAAACTGCATCGAAATAGCATTTTCTGCCGTCGTCATCCGGCAGACATAACATTGCGGTCAATCTGTCGGGAATCGGCAGTAACTGTTTGATTTTCTGTTCATCCATACACAGCCTCCTCATCTGTATCTCAGTCTGACGTTTGCTTTCCATGGAAATCGTCTGTTAGAAGCAAGCTTCGCTAACTAATATGGCTTGAGAGGAATACTCAATGTTTCGCCCGTCGATGACGATCTGGTTGCCCTTGATCAGCACCTCGGCTGCTACGCGGGCATTGAGGTCATGACACAGCACATCCGTAACGATGGCATCCGCGATCTGGTCGCAGATTTTGTCTGGATGCTGTTCGATTCTTGTTCACAGGTTATTACGTGCATTCTGTACCTCCTCTTCGGTTTGATGATGGTCGGTCAAAACCTCGGCCTCGGCCAGGTGGCGGCCATGATAAACATCACAGCCGCCATCGCCAGAATTACGTATTCCAATCAGACCTCCTCGACATCCAGTCCGATCAAAGCCAGCAGAGCCAGCTCGACTTCTTGGATATCCTCTTCGAAGGTGACCTCCCCTACCTTCCGTTTCAGACTCGCCTTGTCGATGGTGGTGATCTGCTCAGCAAGGACAGTCAAATCCCGGTCGAGGTTTGGGTTTTTCTCAGAAAGCAACCTCACATGCGTCGGAAGAGACATGCGGGTCTCTTTGGTGCGGAGAGGAACAACCGTCACCATGGTCGAGCGGGTGTTGAGGCTGTCATCACTGACTACCAGAACTGGCAGAATCCCGTTCCTCAGATACGACCATTCCTCTCGGTGAAGCTCCGCAAACCACACCTCCATGCGGCGGGGTGTCTGTCGGAGTTCGCGTGCAAGTTCTCTCAGGGCTTGCTGCCCCTGTTTTCCTTCGTACAACCGATCATTTTGTCTCGGCATTTACATTCCTCCTTCGTTGCATTAGAAAAGAGGGCTGCCCGGCTGGACAGTCCTCTTGCCTTTGCGGGCCTCGTTGCCCGCGCTTCGATGGTATTAGAATACCATTTTTTTCAAGTGGTTCTGTACCCAAAATCTAACATTTCGGCCTTTAAGCGTTAACTGTGCGTAAAACATAAGATCGAAATGAGATTTTTCACTTTACGCCATACAGTAGCGTCTTTAGGTGATCCAGAGCGCGCTTTTTCCGCATATAGAAAGACTTCCTCTCAATATCCAAATGCACACAGATATCCGCCACCTCCACATCATTCATGTGGAGGCTTTCCAGAATATACTGTTCATCCTCGCTGAGCTGTTTCCATGCGGGTTCAAACCAAGCCATGTACTCCAACGCCTGACGGTAACGTTCCTTCAGAATGTCGATCTCCTCAATGGTATTTACTACCTTGTCTTCTCCGGAATGAACGTTACCGGTGCGTACATGGTCATCGTACTTCGGGACACCAACAGATGTGGCTTTGTCAAGCCCCTTTTTGATCTCATCACTGGTATTGTCAATGATGAATTTCATAGAGTCATAATTCTCCAGCACCCTGATAGTGGCATCCCTCTTATCCAAGAAGTTCCATCCGACCATTCTCTAATTCCTCCTTAACCCGATTTAGCAGATAATGCGGATCCAAATCTGTCAGTTTTGCATACCACTCTCCAAAGAAAAACTGCTCAAGTTGTGTCACCTCCTCCTGAGCAGGCACATTATCAGGATGGCGAAGGATACGCCGGTATGCATTAACGTAATCCTTCACCGCACAGACAATGATGGCGTTTGCCAGATTCTCCCAGTTTTCCTGCAGGTAAACCATATACCACCTCCTAATCAAGGTTTGGACACTGTTTATCCCTTACTCTTCACTCCCAGCGCCGCAAAACGCCATTCAGGAAGGCGCCACTTGCCTCCACCGTAGTTATAAGCCTTTGCGATCGAGCGGGCAAAGGAGCCATCCATTGACTGATCGGCAGCCTTATACCATTTAGCCTCCAGCTGGAGATCCGACAGCTTCTTTACTTTCAGCTTCTTCACAAAACGTGAGGGATCGATTTCGCTCCCAAAGGCAACGAGGAAGACCGCAACACCACCCAGCATATTGGCGCGTACCGAATCACGATCTCCACCCCAGGTATCCATGATGAGCTGGAGGGTCTGTTCATAGATCTCTGGCCCGAACTGATTCCAAACCTGCGTGGCCTTCTTGATAGCCTGGATGGTTCCGTTAGCTTTAGACCTAGCAGAAAGCTTAAAGCCGACCTTCTCGCTTATAGAAATCATTTCCGCCGTCTGCTTGTCGCCGGATACAACGTCAGCTCTCATTTTCTCCTCAAAGGGCATCGGCATCACTCCGTCATCCTGATGAGAGAAGTAATAGGCTTCCTCTGCACGAGTCAAGCCATAAAAAACCCGGCATAGCACCGTAAAGTGTTGTCCGGATCCGCAGAGGCGCTTCAAAGCTGAAAGCCTATGACCGCCATCAAAGACAAAATACCTGCCATCTCGGCAGCTCACATCCAAGGGACGGAATTTTCCCCAATCCCAGCCATCAACCAGCTCATCAACGTGGTGGGGCTTGAGGGTTCGCTGATAGCCTTCATCCAGTTCCAGATCGGCATCAGACACTTCTTCCATGATATAATAGGCGTGATCGTTAACAGGATACCTCTTCACCTTAGACTTGATCTGAAATTTTGCGCTCATAAATTGAATTCCTCCATTCTTTCTTTGTAGTGATCCATTCCCAGGCGACTTGCCGCCCGAATAGCTTTCTCAAGGTCTTTTCGGTTCTCTTCAGTGAGCATTCCAGCAGAGAGCTTCCCCATCGCGTTCTGAATCAAGGCATCAAAACTGCTTACAGCCCTTTCAACCAGATCCATAACATAGGGAAAAGACTCAGGGTTATCATCATAGGGACGAGATGCGTGAACAATGCCAGCAGAAGTCCGCATGACACCGGGCATCAGCTCTCCATTGTGAAAAACGGGCTCACCCCCAACAATGCCTTCAGGGTTATCAGCCGTTTTAACAGGCTTCTGTTCCGCTTCGCCTTCACGAGCCTGCCTGCGCGCTTCTCTGACTGCCTCGCGCTTCTTTTCCTCCTGCAGCTTTTTGAAGGCAGTGGTGATGGTTATCTCGCCTGCGAATAGCTTCTCCTGGATGTCATCAGGGGCTTCATTACAGAGAACACGTGTCTTACGCACGGTCTCGTGCGATACACCTGCAAAGTCTCCAAGGATACCATCGGTTGATCTTTCATGCCTACCTTGCCCATTCAAGTGGGCAAGGTCTAACTTCTTCCCAGCCTTCTGCCTCTGTTCGGCTTCCTCTCTCACCTTCTCCTCATGTTCCAGGGCCTTTACGCACTTCTGAAAGTCATTCATATCGCGCTGCGCCATCTGATTCTTGCAAATCCAGAACTTCGCATCTTCAATGGAATCAAACTCGATCTCCTTGGTCTCGTAGGGAATGCCGCACTCCTCGCAGATTTCAAATCGATTGTGACCGTCAACGAGGATACCATTCCATGTAAGAAGCGGCATGAGAACACCCTTTTCCAGGAGATCCTCCTTCAAAATGACCTTCTTTGCTTCGCTCAAAGGCGGCAATTCATCCCTGAGTCTCGGATCGATTATGGGTTTCACTTGTTTATCCCCTCCTACTTGTATACCTTCTGAATTCTTATCGTTCTTTTCCTGCCATCCTTCGCTATCTCCCGTCTCGGGAAAAGGACGTACTTCGGCGTCAATAGTCTCTGATTCATGTTCTGTCCTCCTTCCTGCCCTGCTGGGCCATCAAACCAACTGTGCCTTAACTGCGTCAATCAGGCTGCTTTGGGTTACCTCCTTTCTCTGAAGCGCCTTCATGATTCGTTCGTCGATTGTGCCTTTGCAGACGATGTGTTCCACCACTACGGTTCTACTGACTTGCCCCTGCCGCCACAGGCGCGCATTGGTCTGGATGTAGAGTTCCAAAGACCAAGTCAAACCAAACCAGATCAGGGTGGAGCCGCCTGCCTGCAGGTTCAGTCCGTGGCCGGCTGATGCGGGATGAATCAACCCCACCTGTACTCGCTTCGCGTTCCACTGGTGGATGGATTCCTCAGTGTCGATGCGGCGGTAGCGGATGCCCATTTCTCGGAGTCGGCCTTCTATCCTCTTCAGATCATGCTTATACCAGTAAGCCACTAGCACCGGTTTTCCATTCTGCGCCTCGATCAGGTCTTCCAGGGCATCGAGTTTGCGCTGGTGAATCTCCACGGTCTCGCCTTGGTCGTCATACACTGCTCCGTTCGCCATCTGTGTCAGCTTTCCTGAGAGGGCAGCTGCATTGGCAGCCGTGATCTCCCCATCCTTAAGGTTGAGAACCATCTCTTTCTTCAGGCGGGAGTACGTTTCTTGCTCCTTCGGCGACATCCGTACCTCGTAGGGGACACTGACCAGCTCCGGCATCACAAGGTGATCGGTACATCGCATGCTAATCGTGATGTCCGCTATCCGCCTGTAGATGCGCTCCTCCGCCCCCGGCAGCGGAGCATAACTGAACACCACCTGCCCATTTGTCTTCTCCGGACGGAAGAATTCTTGCCGATAGCGAGTGATGAAACGGCCAAGCCTTTCCCCCAGATCCAGGAGGCGGTACTCCGCCCAGAGGTCCATGAGCCCGTTGGACGAGGGTGTACCCGTGAGGCCCACTACCCGCCTCACAAGCCTCCGAACCTTCAGCAGGGCCTTGAAGCGTTTGGCTTGGGGGTTTTTGAACGAGCTGAGCTCATCCAGAACCAACATATCCCACTTCCACTCCCCGCCGTATTCCTCCACCAACCAAGGGACAACATCCCTGTTGATCACGTACAGGTCTGCTTCCTGGTTCAGGGCGTAGCGACGCTCTGATGCGGTTCCAACGGCTATCGAGTATCTCAGCCCTTGGAGGTGCGACCACTTTCCCAATTCCTCCGCCCATACCTGAGCCACGCGGATGGGGGAGATAACAAGGACACGTCCCACCTCAAAGCGGTCTCGCATCAGCTCCTCGATTGCCGTCAGCGTGATGATGGTCTTCCCGCAGCCGCAGTCCAGGAGGATAGCAGACGCGGGATGCTCAACAATGAAATCCGCGGCAAACCGCTGATACTCATGGAGATCATCCCGGCTTAGCATCATAATCACTTCCTTCTCCTGCCATCATCCCGCTGTGGCTGCGCTCGGTAGCTGCACTACACTCGGCAGTCGCTGTTTTGCTTCGCCGGATGGTATCCGGAGTGCGCTGCTCAATCTCATCAAGGACGGCATCCACCTCAGCGGGATCATCCAGCACAGCAACATAGCACCCAAGTTCTGCCAGCTGCCTGTGGCGTGCAACCTGCAGCGGTCGGGCCCTTTGTCCGGATGCCTTCACCTCCACGAAGCCCATGGCTCCTCCCGGCAGCACCACCAGCCTATCCGGTGCACCTGCCCAGTTTGTCGGTGTGAACTTCAAACAAAGACCACCGCGATCTGCGATGGCCTTGCGAAGTTTCAGTTCTATTTCACGTTCTCGTATGCTTTTCACGCTCCTCCTACAATAGTGTGTTCCCTACAACTTCAAAGTTGTTAATACTTGTTATGCCGGTTGTTATGGCGATAATCCCCTGTCATTGCGCGCGCGGGATAGTTCTATAATACAAATAGTATTATTATTCTATATTAGAACTATACGCGAAAAACCAAAATTATAGTTTTTGGAATAAAACGCCTAATTTAGAAAATCGGAATGGTCTCCTATAGTAAGTTGTAGAGTTGTAGGTGAGCATTTTCTCTTCCTATACTATATATGGAATAACAACTCTCCTACAACCGTCCTACAACTTCAAAAGTTGTTATTACTCCTCTAACCTGTATATGCGCTGGTTGCCATAGATGGGGAGTGTTCGGACCCCCGCGCGTCTCCACTGTGGGAAATGCTTCATGATTGCGCTGATGGCATAGCTGTCTCTGGGCTGCATGTCCTCCTTTCTGCGCCCGTAGCACTCGCACCAGATTTCGATGTTGGAGACAAGTGTCCTTTTCACGACTCCCTTTGCGTGGATGGGATCATCACCGCGGAGGTATTCCTGACGACGATAGAGATCCATCCCTTCCCAGTTCTCCGGGAGCAGAGTGGCGAGGTAAGCACCAACCAACCCCTCCCTATCATCATGCTCCATGGCAGCGAGCTGATGGGCTTCGGCGGCTTCTTCCAGTTCCTTCGGCAGGAAGAGAGGTTCCCCCTCCGCCTCGCGCACCTTTGCCTCCGCCCAGACCTGCGCGACGTAATCTCTGTCGAGGATCATATCGGTGCGGTGCGGCGTCGGGACAATCCAAAAGCGGCGGTTGCCCGTCGCATCACGGAGGAAGCCATTCTCCTGATTTGCAGTGCCGATGAAGATGCACTGGCGAGGATGGGGCGTGGAGCGCCGCCCATAGCTGGCGCGGTATTTGTCGTCTTGTCGGGAGATGAAAGCCTTAACCGATTCCACCTCCGCCTTGCTGACACCGGCCATTTCTCCCAGCTCCACAATCCAGTTGCCCTGGATGTTTTCCGCCGCTGTCTTCTCCTTCATCATGTTGAAAGAGAGGTTGTCCGAGAAATACTCCGGCCCGCAGAGAGTGGCGATGGCTGTGCTCTTCCCGATCCCCTGGGGGCCAACCAGCGTGAGGACGTAGTCAAATTTGCAGCCAGGTTGGAGGACGCGGCGGATCGCTGCCACAAGGGTTTTCCGTGTGACCGCACGCACATAGGGCGTATCCTCCGCTTCGAAAAGGTCGATTAACAAAGAATCTAACCGAGGTACACCGTCCCACGCGGGTAAAGCGGCAAGGAAGTCCCTTATAGGGTGGTAATGGCGGTCATCCGCGACTTTGTCGACAGCATCGCGGATAACAGATACCGGCAACTGCCCATACCTCTCCGCAATGAAGCAGTTCAGGTGGGTATCATCCACATCCCGCCAGAATTTGTCGTGGTGCCAAGGGACACCGGGGCCGAGCTCGATGTTGTCCGCCAGCTCGTTGAAGACGAGGCTTTGCAGATCGGGATGATTATCCAAGATGAGGATTGCGTTGAGGATGGTAGAGGCAAGCGCGCCTTTCCGGGTATAGATCAACTTGCTCTCCCAATCCTCACCGAAGTCCTCCTGGAGAGAGGCGAACTTCTCCTTGCGGGAGAGGCTCATGCACTTCTGATCTGTGAGGACAAAGCGTTCCATCTCTCGGTAGGAGGGCGCAGCCTCGGCGGGTCCCTCATAGCCAGCGTCAAGCTTCCCGTACCTGTGAATGCGAACGAGATCGAAGGCATTCTGCATATGGCCGCCAGCCGGGTCAGTAGCGTGGTGGGAGAAGAGCCACTTCCCATCGATGATCACTGCGCCGGCGGTGGAGCTGCCGGGGATAAAGTCATACCTGCCGGGATGGGTCGCGGAGGGACGATAGACGGAGGAGAGGATAGTATCAATCACATCCTCAACGGAATACGTCCGACAGAAGAGTCCCACCACGTTCTGCTTTGTGAGGGGGTCGGCCGCCGTCCGCTTCTCCCCATTCACCACTCCACTCTCACGCTCCGTATAGGGCAAATCCGAAAGGTCGCGCCAGCTGGGATGAGAAGCCAGGAAGGCATCTGGGTCGAGGGTGGAGGCTGGGAACCTCCTGGCGAAGTACTCACCGTCCGCGGGTGTAGTCGGCCAGTACATCAGCTGGTGAACGCGGAAGGAGCAAGGGTCTACCTTGTCAGCGCCCAGAAGATGAGCGAGGTAGTGAGCTATCGCGTTGTATTCATCGGGGGAGATGTTACGGGTCAAGAAGACCAGCACGCGGTAGCGTGGAGAAGCCGGGGTATGGGAATGGGTGGTATAAACGAAGCAATCATACCCCAGCTTTTCGATCAGCGTAGACAGAAAACCCTCCGGGCAGGCATCCAGGTCGAGCGTGATAAGGGAGCGGTACTCCACCGTGGAGGCGGTGCGGCGATTACCACGCAGCTTCCCGCCGACGAAGCCTCCGTGGTCTTTGACATTATCTCGCTGAGACTTCGGCATGGCTGCATATTCCGCTACGGTCTCAGGTGTGCGGATGGTCTGCGACAGCCTCTTGCAGAGCTGGTCGGGCGTGAAGCGTTCCGTTCTCCAGTTCTTCTCAAAGCGAGAGAAGCCGGTTGAAATTGAGATTTTGTCCATTTTATTCCTTTCTCCTGTTCAATTTACAGGTGTCGTTGTGTCTCCCGTACCATTTGCGGGTGTCGTTGTGTCTCCTGCACCATTTGCGGGTGTTACTGACAGGTGTCATTGGCACTTGCGCAGTTCTTCCGACGCTTCTTCCTGCGTCTCTTTCGACGCTTCTTCCCACCTCCTCTATCGTTTTGTGCAGCTGTCTCATCTGTGGTCTCTCTCACGTCCGACTGCACCACGCTCGGCTGAGCATCATCAACTGCCGATGTGGTAGTCTGCTCTGCCCCATTTTCCTGCACTTCATCAGCTGCCGATGTAGTAGCCTG